GATAGCATCCATAGTATTAACCAAGACACTAAGGCTGATTTACCAATACCACGCCCCGATGCCACCGCCAATCTAAACATTTCAGGTAAGTCTTTAACCTGGTTTCTTTGTATGTGTGTTGAAATTTCCCTCAAAATTTTTTCTTGCCACTTCCTTGGCCCTGAGAAATGTTCGAGGGGGGTGTTAGGTTCTCCCCATGGGAAGATGAATCTGACAAAGTTTAACGGATCATCTTTTATATTCATTGACCAAACAGAGGTCATCAACTCCTTTTCTTGTTCTGGTTTGTATTTCATAAAAAAAATTATCTCAACAGTTTATATATATACGCACTACGCTAGGGTGTTGACGGGGGGGTATTCTTGGAAGGATCAAGAATGGCAATACCGCCAACAAATGCAAGCGCACTACATACAGAAGGGAGAAGATGAGTTTGTGCGCGTGCATCATTGCCTAGTTATTTTCTGAGCTGTCATTGTCCTTCAAAAGAAACTGCCCCTTCTTTTCTATTGTTTCTACCTTTTTGCCCTCAATTATGCGTGTATTGGCTTCTGTAAGAATATTTGAAAGGTTTAGGTTGTGTTGAACTTCTTGTTTATCCGCCCATCTATCAGAATCCGTATTCTTTAAATAAAACTGGATAGCTTGGAACTCTCCATCTTGTATTTTTTCCATCAATTTGGATGTAGCTACCTTTAAACCCTTTGCCTTTCCTCTCTGGTATGCGTCCTCAAAATCCGCTTTCCTTTTTCTATTTCTATCGAATGTATCCCAAGAAATCCCCAAAGTACGGCATATATCCATGACTCCCATATTCAAAGATGCCAAATATTCTAATTGAGCATAATCAATATTAATTCTCTTTCTTCCTGCTTTTTTAGGTTTTTTTTCTTCCATTATTGCAGTATTTTGCATTTTTTTTTGCTCCCTTTTAACCCTTATTCTATAAGGTTTTTACAACATATATACATATTTATACATATTTATAGTGTAAAAGTGTTGACATGTGTATATATGCGTAGTTTAATATAGCTATTAATCATTCACTAAAGGAGAGAAGATGAAAACAAAAAACCTAGAATCATATTTAACAGGCGGTGTTGAAAAACACTCTGACGGATCATTTACTATCTATGGCTACATAGACAATAAAGACGGAGAAGAAGTTGCAATGCACAAGATGAGATATTATGACTACCCAATCAGCGATGCTATAAAAATGTTTAAAATAGATCTTGAAGATCTAACAACATTACTAGAAGAAAATAATATTTTAACTAATGATTCATGGATCAGATACGGACATACCATATGATCTAATCAAACCAAACCACCAAGGCGCGTTTTATATGCGCCTTTCGTGGTATAAGTAACCCATTTATTTATAGGAGAGTTTAAAGATGGATTTACAATATAAAAGAGAAGAAATAAAAGAATACTTTGATGACTTCATCAAAGATCAAGATAAAGAATGGATAGAAGATAATAAAGAAGATCTTCATTACCATGCTTTTAATACTGATTATTACATCTGTTATACATATGATGCTAAACAATGGTTAGGCGATCATGTATTTGATGTAATAGAAACCATAAAAGATTATGAGCAGTTTAACTTTGGAGAGGTAAATACTGACTTTTCATGCCCTGTTTCAATCGTCAACATGTACGCCTATATTGTAGGAGAGGAAATTGTACAAGAATATCTTTATTCATTAGAGGAGGTTGCATAATGAAACATTGGCAGAATGACAACTGGACGCAATTTGAAAATGAAGAAGGGGAAGTTATAGACGCTAACCTTTGGACATGCGATAAATCGGGAAGGCAGTATATAACCTTTTATCCTACTGCATGGAGTGATGAAGGCTACCATACAGCAGACGGAGAATATAAAGAGGGATTTAGGGAAACAGATACAACTAAGCCCCTAGCAACATTTAAAGTTATTTTAGAGGAGGAAAAATAATGGATATAGGTAATAGATGTGTAAATTGTGGCAAAGATACTTCTTTGGGTTCAGGACTTTTTGTTAACAGAATTCCAGCAGATGCTGATTATGAATCTGATGTTAATGATGATCAAGGTAATCCTATCTTTGCAGAAGGGGAATACAGGGACGGATATCTTTGCCCAAATTGTTCTGCGTGGGAGTGCGACAGATGCAATGAAAAGATTTCTATTGATGAAGATTTATGTCCTTATGATGTATATAGCGAGGATGACCCAAGAGGGCAAGAAGAATTTTCTGACGGCTCTTGGAGAGTGCATTTCGCATGTTTAACCAAAGAAGAAAAACAACATTTAAAGGAGAACGCCTAATGGCAATATCAAAATTTGAATTTAACCAAGACGATTACCTAGAGGGAACAATTCTCTTACGAGAGTATGAATACAAGGGATACTTTATTAGAGAATTTGAACAACAACCCTGCGATAAGTGGGTTAAAGCTATGGAAAATTATGACGGATACGATTTACTTGAAGGTGATGAAAGGGGTGAGGGTGGCTATCAAATACTAGATAATACAGGAGAAATAATAGAACAAGATTTCTACTGTATGGGAGATAGTGCTACTTGCAATGCAGAAAACGAAGTTGAGTGGCTAATTAAGGAGAATGCCTAATGCCTAAAGTAAGTGAGTTATATTCATATAATGAAACGCTTATTAAAGAAGCTGTAGATATTGTCATAGGCGATAATGGACGCAGAAGCGCGGAAGTTATAGAAGTTTTAAGGGTTTTAGTTTCAGAGGAGGACGAATAATGAAAGACTATATAAACCACAAACCACAACCACCAATCCATTGGACGGATAAGGCACGCGTTATAAGTGAGATATTTATATGCGTGATATCTGTTTTAACTTTAATATTTTTGGTTTAAGGAGGGAACATGAGAACAAGACCAAAGAAACCTAATATATCCATAGGATTAAAAATAAAAGTATTTGATCTAAACGGAAATCCTAACGAGGTTTATAGAACCTTAAATCACGAGGATATGCCTGACGGCGTATTTGATGTTATCTATGATGCAGTCGTTGATTATCTTGTACTAGAAAGAAAAGAAATTGAAGAATTTTTAGCACAACAGGAAACAGCATGACTGAGAATACACACAAAGTAAAAAAGCGTGATGAAGAAATGAAGGCAGAGCGCATGGATAATATGTACACCCAAATTTATGCAAAATGGGATAAAGACAATCCTTACCATGAGGATTTTATAGAAACCAAATATGCAAGCGGTAGAGTTGCTACTTATAAATTTGATGAGCCAAATAAACTAAACACCACTTGGGAAAGAATGAGAGAAAGATTTTTTGCATTTTGGGATAAACCCAACGAAGAGGAAAACGACTGATAGACATGGCTACGATCCTAAAAGGGTTTATTTTTTTATTCTCTATAGGATTGTTAGCCATTCTTACCATGCTACTAGGCAACGCGTATATTGATTACAAGGAGGACAAAGATGATTAATAACGCTAGATTTTATTTTAACTACGAAGGCGACTCTATAGAGTGGACATATAAAGGCTCTATGGATGACGACAAGAGCGCACTATATCGCGCCTATAAACATGCTACCTACAAACCAAGATTAAACGATTTCAAAATTCTGGACACTAAAGGTCATAATCTAACCAACATTAAAAAGGCATTACTAGAAAGCATTAACGAACAACCAAAAGAAAAACCAAAAACAATATGGGGTAAATAATGGAATATATATTTTTAGGCATAGGAATTTTATTAATTTTGTTAGTTTCATTTATTGGAACTTTATTTATCTTTGCTCTTTGGGCTACATCATCAACTTATGTGGGTTGTCAGTCCAACGAAGAGCTAGACGAAGAAGTTGCAGAAAGAATGGGATATAAAAACTATCCCTTTATGGATATGTATGATGATTGAGTTTAATTTAATTATTTATCTATTTTCAATTATTGGATTAATAGAAACTTGTAAATATATTTTTGCAAAATTTAAAACTTGGAAAAATATGAATTATTTAAACAAAGATAATATATTTCCATAGGAGAAATATTGATGATTGAAGAACTATTAAGAATATTAGCCCTAATTATCTGCATAATCGCACCTGCTTGGGCATTTGTTAAATCAGAAGATGGGGAGGAAATGTAATGACTTTTGAAATGGCGGAACATAAGTATCATTGCAGTCTACGCGATAAGGGCTATATCGGAGAGTTGCCCTACGCGAGCAGAGAAACATCAATACAAACTTCTGAGGGTGATTGGATCTTAAAAGACCAATACGGAGATAAACTCGCAGTAGTAACCAAGAACGGAAGAATTATCTAGTTTTGGGCGCGTGTTCGGTTTTTATCATTCCCTCCTTACTATGATGAATACGCGCCCTTCTTCATGGGGTATCAATAGGCTATCTTAACTCTCCCTCCTTTAGTAGGTAGCCTAACCCCACCAATAGAAAATGCTTTTTACCACCAGCCTGGGATTTTCTTAATCTGCGCTTCTCATCTTCAAGCACACACCACACCACCTCTTTTTCTATTAACTCGGTAATCGCTCTCCCACAGGTCTTTCTATGCAAACCAACCATCTTGGCGTAATACGCTATGGCATCATGTGAAGAGTAGGTTTCCCATCTCCAGCGCTCCGCTAACGCCCACGCGCACAGCTTCGCGCTAGGCGTGAGATCTGTTCTCCCTGCCACCTCGCGCCTATACCAACGCCAAACAATATTGCGCACACGCGCAAAGTCTTTCTGCTCTCGCACCACGCCCAAGCGCACTAGGCCTGATCTCTTAGGATCTTCTACCTCTGTCGGTGTCATCCACCAATAATCTTGCTCCCTTCTCACCTCGCACCCCCTGCGCTTGCGCTTCGCGCAAGTGCGCCTGATTCTCTCTTTGTGCGCGAGTGAGCGCGAGAGTCTGCGAGCATGCTTAGAGAGGGGAAAATGCGCCAGCATTTTACCTCTCTCATACATATATAATTCTTATATATTGGATATATGGATATGTTAGTCACCTTCGTTGGATATGTTCGCCTAGGGTGTTGGACATGTTCGCCTAGGTTATTGGATATGTTAGTAACATTCATTAGGGTATTTCCTTACTAAAATTGATCTGCATTATGAGGCTCTCGATCTGCGCTAAGAACTTCTTTTCTTCCATGGTTTGTTTCTTTTTATTCATGGTTGGAAGCGCGTATTGTCTTAGTGCTTCGTTGAGAATGTTTTTATCCTCGCTACTTAGTATTAGTTTTATTGCCATCTTTCTTTTCCTTGCGTTTGTTAAATATACGATCAAAGTTTTCTTCAAACTTCTTTCTGTCTTTTACTGGTCTTGGTTTGCTACCCTTCGACATCTGCGTTCTCCTTTTTTTGGTGATAAACAAGGACAAAAGATTCACACTTAGGACAAGATAGATTGCTTACGATTTCGTAATCTTCAGCGTTGTAATCTTCTCCTGTATGATCTCCGCCCCATATTAATTCTGTTTTGCATTGCCAACAGTTCATTCTTGCCTCCATATCATCCACACAGCTAAGACTGCTAGGAATACTACTAAATTGGTTATAAAAAATGTATTCATTAATAATCCTCAAAGTTAAATTTGTTTTCCTCATAAGGCTCTAGCACCGCACCGCGCCTAAAGAGAGTTTTTACTGTGGTATCTATCTCGCTTGAGTTAGATTTCACCACCCCACCGCGCACCACGCGCAGAGGATCAAACTCTACGCCCTCATCAACGCAGATGCGCTCTGCTTCCTCCTCTTTCGCAAGCCACAGACCAAACGCCTGGCGTGCTGAATCCACAAGGGCTGTTGCGCCTCTAATGTAGGAGCGTGCAAGCATAGGATCATCAGTATGAGAAAGAGCAGCTTTACTCATGTGATGGATGCTCATAACGCTTGCTCCTAATTGCGAGGAGATAGAGGCGCACAGCTGACCATATAATTGTGCTGCTTCATTGCTTGACGACAACGGAGCTGCACTCATTGCTTGGATCGGATCAAGAATCACTAAAGCCAGATCATTGATCTTGCCTAGTTCATCTACTAATTCATTAGCTTGTTCGGTGATATGTAAACCATCTTTGTTATCCCTTAAAAGTGTCATAGTTTGTTCGGTATCAGGAATGGTATAAGCGAAAGTATCATACAAAGTGTCATACCTTTTTTGTTCAGGATCTAAAGCCATAATCCTTCTATGTAATTCGTGTTGATCATCCTCTGCACTTATATAAACCACATTGCCAGATTTAATAATCGGATGACCAAACCAAGTGCCATGACCTCTTGTAACTTTTAATGCAAGATCTAAGGCCAACATAGATTTACCCACGCCACCAATACCTGCAAAGATAGATGGCTTACCTTTTTCTAAAAACTTATCCACAAGAAATTCACGCTTGGGTGGCTCGCCTTTATAGTTCTTAATTGAGAATCTAGTAATACCTATACTGCTGGTTATGATTTCTTTAGCAACACGCTCTAATCCATGCTCTAAATACATATCGTTATAATCGCCTGTAATGCTCGGTATGCGCTTGAAACAATTGGGGTAGGCATTTGCTATGTCTTGTGCATTTCGTTGTCCCACAGAGCTTGTATCGCTGTCTAAGGCTATGTATATTTTGCATTGTGATACTCCTCTGATGTTTTTAACTGCCCTCATCCCAAAGTTTGCAGAAAAAACACACGCGGTTGGTATCTTAGTAGCTTCATATACAGTCGCTGCGGTTGCGTAACCTTCGACAACGATAAGCTCTTTTATTTGTGGTAATTCATCCACGCTAAAACCAAGACAAAACATGTTGCCTTTGATCTCTCCGCCTGGATAAAACTTTTTATTGCCCTTTTTATCAATGTACTGTAGTGAACGAATGTCCCCTGTGATATTATGCACAGGAACAACCAAACTATCATTTGGATCTGTTTTTAAACCATAGCTTTTAACTTTTTTATTTGTGAGATACTCATGTTCAGTCGTATTTTTGTAAGATGCAAAGAGTTCGTTTACCTCTGTTGCCACTTCCTCGTTCCTATTTTTCTTAGCTTCTTCCAGCCTGTGTTGAGCCTCCGCCATTTGTTGTTTTAATTTAGCGGTGTCTACAGGACTAAGTGTGCTGGTATCTATAGAACTCCATTTACCTTCAAAACCTGTTTTCCAATTACCAAAGGTAGCAAAGTAATTACCTGATAATTCATTAACAACATACCAACCTGATCTTTGATTAGATCTATCTGCTTTAGATCCTAACCCCTCGCACACACGCACGCGCACCAAGTTTCCACTTGTGTCCAAATGATCTACTTGCAGACCATGATTGGATAACTCCCCTACCAAATCATTGAGATCTGGCATCCTGACTTTGGATTGCTCTTTGTAGTTTTCTAAATACTTAGATAGATCCATCCTCTATTACCTTCTCTAGCTTGCCTGTTCTTGCTTGTTCATTAGCCCAAGTCAAGTAAGCATCAACTATGCGTAGGTAAAAGAGTTCACGATCCTCTCTGCTCCACTCGTGGAGTACATAAGATTTATTCTTTTTAGAGATATCTATATAGGATTGTTTGCTTGCAGTGATTGTGTGTTCTATTCCTTCATCACATGCTACTGCTACTCTTTTCAATTTCTTACCCTCGCGTATAAGTTCTAAATGTTCTTTGCAACAGCATCCATAAATGCTGTCGTTGTTTATCAGAAGTCTAGGGCTTTGCGCTGGGAGATAACAATATCCACACAGCGCAGGCCTAAACTTCTTTGGATTAAAATGGTATTTCGTCTGATTCTTCCTGACTAACACTTGGCTTCTCCTTTTTAACTGCTACAGGTTTTTCTTTCTCTGTTACAGGTTTATAGTTTTTGCCATAGTCGTCATCAATTCTCAGATAACCTTTTTCATTTTCAATGATATTGCACAATACAGTTTTACCAGTAAGAGCAGAAGTGTTTGTATTAGTTGGGCTTAATTTTTCTAAGCCAGCCGCTTCCATGAGCGAATTGAGCTTACGCATCCCAACATTGGTTGCTTTTGGATTGCCATTAGCAATCGTGTACCACTCTTTAACAGAAGCAGATCCTTCTGGAAAGATAAAGTCTACTTCTACTTTTGTATTCGGCCCATTCTTGTCCTCGCCATGAACTAAAGTTTGCGATGCAACTTTAATTTTATGTACGCCAGGTTCAATCTTTGAGCCACCCATATCGATTTGATCATCGAAATTTATTTCATCTTTTAATTCCATTAATTACTCCCTAAAAATTATCCCAAATCATACGAATCATATTTTTCAAGATGATCAATATAGTCTGAGATATCTGCGTTAATAAATGCAAGCCACTTAAACCCGTCATGCGGTAAGTTGTTGTTATCTTCATCAATCGTTTTTAATTGTTTATCTAAAACTTTATTAACTCGTCTTAATGAAACTAACAGTCTTTCGGTTTCGGGTAGTTTGCTCACTTGATCATTTCCTCACGGATTGCTTGCCAATCCATAGGCATTTCACTTGGTAAACCATAACGATTCTTCGCTAGATAACCAGGTGCTTGTTCTGTAAAGATCTTTCTATCACCAGCAATGGTTTTGGTTGTCATGCCTCCGCCTTTGCCTTTGACCTGTACAGTTCCAAGTTTGTAGTTACAGAAAAATACTGCATCTGAGTGTTCAACAATCAAGTCAGCAGCTTTTCTATGTAATTTGATTTCGTTCCTGTCGTGTGGCTCTTGTGATGGATCTTCATATCTTTTGATTTGGTTGTGAGCGATTTGTATGATTGTCATACCCTTTTCATCTCTCAACCTATTCAGGATTTCTATATATTCTTTCCACTCATTCAGAGCAGCTACATAACCCTTGCCATAGGCAGGTGTGTCTATCTGCGCCCAACCATTTTGTTCGCACACATGTTCCCACAAAAGCGTTTCGCACCAATCAAGACTATCTACACACACAACTTTAAAATGCGTGTCATTGTCTAATAGCCATTTAAGATATCCCATAAATTTTTCCCAAGTCTTAGCGACTTTGAAATGCTTACATTTAATCTTTCCTATACCATCTTCAGATTGCACAATTATTACGCCATATGAGCCAATCCAAGTGCTACCTTTTGGGTATTTACTTTCACCACTTGCATTTTCTTCTGCAAATTCTTTTTCTGTAATATTTTCGGCTATGACATTTTCATCAGCATCCAAGATAACTTGTTTACCCATGCTTGCAGCAAAGGTTGTTTTACCAATGCCACCTGGGCCATACAAAACCATGATTGGTGGTTTTAATTTTGCTTTACTTTGTATATCAGCTAAACTCATTTCTTCTCCTTTTTATTCTCAACCACTTCTACTTTAGGTGGTAATTTAGAATCTAGGTTAGCTGCTTGTATGTTTATAAACGCATCAATAATTTGATTTGTTTGTATTTCAAGCATAGCTTCTTGCGCTTTTTCAGCTCTAGCATTTTTAAGTGCTATTGCTAACTGCAAATCATTGGCAAGTGGTTTTGTATTCTCATCTAAATCCTCTGCGAATACATCTCTTTCGCCATTATCTCCAGTTAGTGTAAAAAGTTTATTATTTTCTTCGGACATTTATTTCTCCTCGTATCGTTTATAGGTATCACAGTTAGTTTTAAATGCACAGAATCTACAATGATCCCCTGCAACAAACTGTGGGTTTTCTTCAAAGCAAGCATCAACTGCTGGCTTTAAATCGTTGAAGCCCCAATGCACAAGATTGGGTGCTGAAATCTCAAATGTTTTTATGGGGTTGCTAACTTTTGGTTGAACGATAGTCAGCTCCATAGTGATATCAGGATTACCACCTCCGTATCTGGTTAATGCTCCTAAACCATAAATCATTAACTGTTTATTCTTCACAGGATCTACAGCCCATTTACCAGACTTTAAATCAATCACACAAATTCTATTTTCTGATAACAAGATACAGTCAGCAGTTCCATAGCATTTATCTGATATCTCATTTAGGTAAACCTTTTCTTCTATCACCCTGCGCGCGCCAAGTTCTTCTTCTCTTTTTAATATATAGTCAACATAAACTTCCGCGCAGTTAATCATCTCCTCGTCTATTTCTATTTCAAATTCTTCTATGACTTCTTTTCTATCCAACCAATAATCGCGCAATGTCATATCGCGTAAACGATCTTTTAGTAACATCTCTGTCATATGGTGAATAAGTGTTCCGTTTGCAGCAGCTAGACTGGTTTCGTATGGCATGTCTGCATTAGCTAATACAGATCCTGCACATTTAAACCAGCGTTCTGCTGATGATGGACTAGCTAACGCGTGCGCCATTAGAAATGTATGAATCCTTTTCCAAAGTTTCTATTTCAGAAAGTTCGTATAAAACCTTGCCACCTATCTTGTAATAGTTAGGCCCTTGGTTTTTACCTCTCCAATTCTCTAATGTTCTTGGACTTTTGTTCCAGCGTTTCGCCAGCTCGTAAGTGTTTAAAAATACTTTATTGCTTTCAGACATTTCTTTTAAGCTCCCTTTTGTATCTATTTATTGTGTAAATTACACTTTTTCCCTTATAATTGCAATAACTAATTTTAAAAAAGGGAGTTAAAGATGAGCATTGATAATGTTACAGAAAAAGATTGGGATGAAGCTATTAGAAATTTAGCTTCTAAAAAACAGATTGGGGGTGTCCATTACAAGACATTAAAGATATCTCCAACTGAATATGTTTATGCGAACAATCTGTCTTGGAATCTTGGTAATGTAGTTAAATACATAACCAGAAGAAAGACAGACCAGGTGGAAGATCGCGTTAATGATCTTCTGAAAGCAAAGCACTACATAGACCTAGAGTTGCAAATGGTTTATGGCAGAGATGCAGATGGAAATGACATAGGGCCATACACTATAGAAACTAAGGTTTAGGAGTATGGATATGAACTTAGCAGACTTTAACGATCCTATTCTTTCAGAGAGGAATGGGAGAAAGCCTGTCTATATGGACAGGCATTTGGTTAAAGACTTTTTAGTATTCTGTAAAGATCATAACAAAGATCCTCATAGCGTTGCTGAATACCTACTTAAACTAGGTATTCATGCAACTCAAAAGGATAATGTTTGTATTGATATAGATAACTTATAAAGTTCTTGAATTAATAATGCTTTCTATATGATTGCCGACTAGGTTTGCGTTTTCGATAGCCTTGTCTTGGTGAATATGAGCATACCTTTGGGTAGTCGCCTGATCTCTGTGTCCTAACAATCCGCCCACTTCAGCTAAACTTACTTTCTGCAATGACCAAGATGCGTATGAGTGTCTTATGTCATGCAAGCAAACATCTTCTAAACCAGCAAGTTGTTTAATCTTCTCCCACGCGCGCCTAGGGGTTTTTATTCCTACGATATACTCGCCCACCCCCCGCGCACACCCAGAGATAATCTCCATTGCCATGGGCGCAAGATAGATCACGCGATCTTCGCCTAGCTTGTCGGTCTTGTGATCTTTGATGACGAGCGCGTTACCATGCAAGTCAGACCATTTGGCGTTGCCGATTTCCCCTTTGCGCGCGCCTGTTAAGATTAATAACCAAATAAAAGTTACAGACTTTTTATATTGCGGTTTGTCTTTGAGTTCGTTTAAGACTTCGGTGATGCGTAAGAGTTCTGCGTTAGTGAGGTAGCGTTTGCGCTTGTTCTCTCTGTTCTTACCTATGTGTGTGGCTGGATTGCTTTCTACATAGGAGAGCGTGATAGCCAGGTTAAACATAGATTTAAGCATAGTTAAGCAACTATTGGCGGTGTAGGGTGCGCGGTCTGATATATCAAAATGTAATGTTGCGATATCACCGCGAATGATGGTACTTATATCTCTATCGCCAAGTGTTTCTTTAATGTTGTTATTATAGGTTTGTTCTATTTTAGTAATGGTCTTGCATTTCCTTCTGGCAAGATCTTTTTTATAGATCACAAACAAATCATTGAGTGTTTTCATATTAGTCCCTTTGTGTATGTTTGTGTAGTTTACTAAATATTTTCTAAAATATCTAGCAAGTTACGAACAGCATCATTGTTCTTCATGTGTTCATCAATGATGGTTATTTGATTTTCCGTATGTGGTTTTATAAATACTATGTTGCGGTGTTCTAAAGAAACCAAAGCAAAGATATCTATTAGGCCTTTTTTATATTCTCTGTCTTTAGTATGCGATCCTCTGCGAAGATCAAACCGCCAATTCTTTTTGTGGACTTCTTGTTTGGATTTGCTTTTGACTTGTACTCTGTAGAAAGTATCTTCGTATTCAAATATAAGATCAGCTAAACCAGCGTTGGGTGTAAGTAATACATTGTCTGAAATAAGCGAGAGGATAGAAGCTGTCAGATATTCACCCGATAGACCAATTCTATGGGTTGGATGTGACATGGGTTATTTATTTATTAAGCGACCTCAATAATTGTTGCATAGGATCTTCTTCTTGTTGCGTTGCCTCAAAAAGCCTTGTGTATGGCAATGATTGCATTAATGGGCTTCCTAATGCTGAAAATTGTCCGCCTCTATATGCAGCCTCCCCAACCAATCTTGGAGTTTGAGCTGCCAACAAACCCAATAATTGTGGTTTTTCAGCGCCCATGGCAGCCATAAATGATATCGGTTGGGCTATCTGTTGCAAGCCTTTTGGGGTGTATCTAGAAAGAGCTTGACCAGAGAGTCTTTCGATTAAATTAGATCCAGAAACTTTTGCTATATCTTCTAATGCTTGAAGCCTTGTTCCATCACCAGGTATTTCTCGAACTGCTGATTGTAATTTTCTTGCAGCAGTATCTACTGCTTTTCTTCTTCCTAGTGAAAGGGCGTTTTCTATTTCTTTTCTAGCTATTTCTGATTTTGAAAACTCATCCATTATTTTTAAATACTCTGGAGATTCATCAGCAATGATTTTTCTTATTGCGTTGCCAGCTTGTGCAACCAAAGCAGAAACATCATTTGCATCAACTCTGTTATTATATCTTTTTCCTATAAGTCTTTTTAAAGCGTCTAATCCATAAACAGTATGAAGGTTTGGATTTTCTTTAAATCTTGCAACATCATTTTTTATATTTTTTAAAGCATTTAGTCCACTATCGCTTAAAACTAATTCACCTTCCAAAGAAAAAGATTTTTCCAAATCTTTAATTGCTTTATCAACTTTTGAAAAATCTATTCTAGATTCTCCAGATGCTAGTGATGACATTCCAGATCTATAGGCTGATTTTTTCTGTCTGTCTATTTCTGCTAAAGCGCTTCTTGCATCTTGTACTAAAATTTCTGCATCTTCTGTACCAGACATTCCTTTTCTAAATGCTTGTGCCTGTTGTCTTTTTCTTGGATCTAATGAAAGACTGGATTTTCCAGCTTTAAAACCAACTTCTATTGGTAAATCAGAAGCACCAGATGTAATGCCTAAAATCTTTTTTGTTCCATATCCTGTTGTTCTTATTGCTTTCAATGGTAATAATGCTGGATCAAGTGTTTGAGCAATATTTTTTGCTGCATTTCCAGCCTTTACCAAATTCTCTGATTTTGCAATTTTTCCAGTTTTACTTATTAAAGAGCCTCCGCCGCTAAATATAATTGTTGCATCTGCTATAAATCCAACAGGATCTGTTGCAAATGTTTTCTTTATATTATCAATTCCGCCATATCTGTCTGCAAAATATTGTCCAACTGCTCTTGCCACCTCTTCATTTGCTTGCTCCCCTGGTACAAAAAGCTCATACACTCCTTGACCTAAAGTTGCTAAATCTTTGACTGTTTGTATTGGGTGTATAAATGGTTGAACTATATCTTTTGTAAACTGAACAGCACTTGGCCCTAAATTTTCTGCAGCAGAAAATAATACATCTTTTGCGGAAAATTCTTCTCCGCTTTTTTCTAATTTACTTTTTATTGATGTTGGTAAATCTTTTGGATCAATTAGTTCAATGGGCATATTTAATCCTGTTCATATTTAAAAGCTTGTCCATCTGGGGTTATGTAATACAGCGTGTTGCCTTCAACTCCAATTAATCTAGATCCAGCAGGTGCGCCTTCTGGTAAATAAGATCTTGGGGTAAATTGTTTAATATCTTTTGCTTTAAAACTTGTTCCATAATTTCCAGACTCTACTGCTGCATTATAAAAACTTGCTTGATCGTTATATCTTTCTACTTTGTCTTGCAATATTTCATTTATCAGAGGAAATACAATGGTTGGATTTTGCAATAATGTAACATCTCCGCCTAACGCATCTAATATTCTTTGCCAATCTTGTTCAGTCAAAACACCAGGGCCAGCAATCTCTAATCTATTAGCTCCAACCAATCCCTGCAAATTTCCAGAGGCAACCTTTAAAGCAACCTCTTGTTCTGTTAAATCACTATCTCCAGCAATAGTTTTAATTGCTGTTGAAAATTTTTCGTAAAGCCTTTGTAAACCTATTGGGGTTCTTTGTAAATTATCTAAATATTTGTTTAATCTATCTATAGACTGACCAGTTGTTAAAAGCTCAGAAGACTCTTTCCTGAAATCATCAAAACTAGAAAAATATTTGGCTGGCTCTCCTGCGGTAGTTGGCCTTATATTTGGATATAAGGATTGCATTTCCTCTAAAGATAAAGACTGTCCAGTATTAGGAGATTGAAAAAATAGCTCATCCCCTATAATTAATTCTCTAAAAGTTTGACCACTATCTTGATCTTTCCACAAAGAACCTTGTTTGGCGGCTTGCCCAGCTTTAGGTTGTTTAGCTTTTTGCATTTCTTGGTATAAAGCCATTCTAGCTGGATCACCAGAAAATGTTGCGCCTATTCCGTACAAACGATCTGCTAATTCTTTTAAGCCAGCACTTCTAGCTTGGCTTCTTTGTGAATAAGGCAATGCCATTGGATCATAGCCACCCATTTTAATTAAATTACTAGATATCCTTGATCCCAACCTCGCTGCTGGGCTTGGTGCTTCTAAGCCAAGTGTTCCAGTTGAGGATGTGGTTGGAACCAATCCGTATGCTTTTGTAAGATCTTCTATCGCCATTTTTATGTAAGCAAATCTGTTATTAAATCGTATGTTTTAACTCCGCCAGATATAGTATCAAATATTCCTGGAGATGTTTTTTCTGTAATTGTTTGTTGTTGTGGTACTCCTCTGACAGCAGTTGCCAATAACCCAAATTGTTGCGGAGCATAACCCAATGCTCTTTGGAACTCTTGGTATGGTGCTTCCAATGCAGCCTGTTGTAGAGCCTGTTGTTGTGCGCCTATACCGCCAAGTAATCCCAATCTTCTCATTTGCTCGCCACCTAATTGACCAAGCAAACCAGCTCTTTGTTGTTCAGCCTGGAGTTGGAATTGTGGAGCAAACATAGCCATTT